AGCAACTGCGTAATATTTATCAATCGAAAATACGCACTCAATAGTTTCTTCTGTATTAGTTTCTTCATCACGTAAAACAATAGCATCAGCTTCTAAACCATCAATTGTGGCATAAAGATTTTGAGGTGCTATTTGTTGTTTTAGAATTATCATTCTTTTTTATTTAAAAATTAAAAATGTCGTTAATTGTTAAAACAAAAAAAGGGTAACTAAAAAGCTACCCTTAATTTAATCTAAAGTTGATTATTAAGAACCAACAACTACTGTAAATCCTGCAGCAGTTAACGTGTCACCAATAAAATTAGCAGGTACTTGTTCCATTCCTGTTAAAGTTAAAGTATATCCACTTAAATCACCCATAGCACCACCTGTTACGATAGTACCACCTGTAACATCCATTCCGTGTTCTAAACCTGCATAAAAGAAGTTTCCGTTGTTATCTTCTACAATAACTTGTGGACGTCCATAAGCCATTAATTTCAATTCTTTGTGGTCTTTAACAGTTAATTTCTTAAATGTTAATTCCAATACTTGCTCGAAAAATGTTGTACCATTTTCACGAGAACTATTTACGTTTTGTGTAAATGTTGAAGCACCTTTTAAATCGTATTTGTATGCTGTTGGAGTACCCGTTACTGCGTCAATCACATCTGTGTTTGTTGCATCATAAGTGTATCCTGTAGCATCGCCATAGTTTACGAAATAAACCGCTTTCAATCCACCTACTGAATCCTTACAAGGTTCAATTCTTCCGAATCCTAAATCACAAGCCATTTGTTTATGTTTTTATATGTTATTAAAAAAAAAGGGTGGCGTTTATTGCACCACCCCTTTGAATTGGTTATTCAAAAATTATGCAGGAGTGTAAAGAACGATTTCAGAACCTACACCGTATTGAACACCTGCAGTAAATCTCATTACGATTCTTACATTTTGTGAGCCGTCCAAATCAGCCATATCAATAACTTTCACCTCATTATGGTCAGAAAGTAAACCTGTACCGAAGTATAAGTTAGATTTTTGAGCAGCCATCATATAGTTGTTAGCTAATCCGTTTGCAACAAACAATTTAACACCATCAAAAGATAATGAACCATTGTTGAACCATTGTGTACCTTGAGCATTAGTACCGTTAGCACCTAAACCTGAAGCACCAAATCCACCTAAAGCACGAACGTAAGCACGAGCAACGTTTTGAGAAACATAGATATATAAATCTTCTTGTCCGTAAAGTGTAGCAGGAATTGCATCAACAACTTTTCCTAATTCAGCAATAACGTTAGAAGCAGTAACAGTAGTTCCCGCTACATCAATAACTGCAGAATCAGCAGTAGCTAAAGTAACAAATCCATCAAATTGACCTGCAGTAGCGTTAGCACCTCTCCAAATAGAAATTTCGTTGTTTTGAGCAGCTTTAGCAGCAACGTGTGCTAATAAGAAATCTTGAAAAGAAGGAGGCATTGAATCGAATGCAGAGTAACCCATTTGGATTGATTCCCAATCAGAACGGAAATCTTTTTTACAAAGTTGTAAATTGATTTGGAATTCTTCAGGAGTAATGATTCTTTCAGTTAAAGTAACTGTAGAAGTTGCATCGAAATCACAAGTAGCATCTTTAACTAAATCGTTAGTTGCTAATCTTTTGATAACTTCTTTGTAAGCAATGTTTGGTTTTACTTCAATACCACCGTTTTCGATAGTAGAAGCTGACAATAACGCAGCAGAAATATATTTCCCTGCAAATTGACCTGCATAAGTAGTTGTAATAGAGGTTGTAGTCGCCATTTTTTAATTATTTAAAGTTTGAAATTTTGTTTAATACAGAATCAAAAGTTGTTTTCTGTCTGTTTTGTGAGAATGTATGTAATTCTCTTTTAGTTGTAGCATCAGGATTGTGTGTTAAAGGTTCAGCAGATAATTCTACTTCTTCAACTTTCACTTCTACTTTAGCTAATTTTAATTCTTCGATTTCTTTTCTTAAAGATTCGATTTCAGCAAAGAACATTTCTTTAGTAACTGATTCAATTACTCTTTTAGGTTCTTTAACTTCAGCCATTTCTTGCTCTACTTCAACTTTAGCTTCTTCTTCTACTACTTCTTCAGCAGGTGCTTCAGCTTCTTTGATTTCAGCAATAATACCTTCTTCGGCTACGATTAAAATCATACCATCTTCTAACTTGTATTCTCCAACAGGCAATGCAATTCTGTCTTCTTCATTTACGATGAAAACACTTGCACCTGCTTCAAATACTTCAGCTTCGATAATAGTACCATTTTCTAAAGCCATTTGAGCAAGTTTTACTTCCATTCCCAATAAGGTTTTAATTTGGTTAATTACGTTCGACATTATTTATTTGGTTTTAATTAATTTTTTGAAATCCAACCCGGATGGTCTTTAAAAGCATCTTTATCAGCATAGCTAACTTCATTTTCTAATTCGTTAACTAATTTTTCAAGTTGTGCATACCCATCAACAGCAGAACCTTTTAAACCAAGTGTACTTGCAGCTTGGTCTACTTTTTTAACCATATTTAATGCTTTATCTACTTGTGCATTACCATTTTTAACCGCTTTATCATTTAAAGCCGCTGCTTTATCATAAACACTATCAGCATCAATAGCATCTTTTAATATTTTTTTTGAAAGTGCAGCACTATCATCCATTGCTTTATTTGCAGCTTTTGTTTCAACTAATGCTTTATTTGCAGCTTCAATAGCTTTTTGAATGTCATCAGTTAAAGCCAATTCAACTTTATGATTAGCAAGTTCAGTTTTAAATAGCTTGTTAGCTACGGTTTTTAATGTACTCATTTGATTTTTGTTTTAAAATTAATATTATAAAGTTTTGTTATATTTTTAACATTAACCATTGTTTCTTACGATAGTTCTTGTTCCATCAACAATAGTAATTAATGATTCACCACCTTGTGAAAGTGTAGCACCTACACCTTGCGCTTGTAAATCACCATTACAACATTCTTTTTTGTAAGTGCCATCTTTACAAAGACAACCTCTGTTTCCACCTTTTGGACTTGTTTTACTTTTTGTAGCTTTACTCATTACGCGTTTTTTAAAATTTGTTTTAGTTTTTCAATTAATTCTTCTTCTTCAGTAAGTACTTTTGATAATTCTTTTTTCTTTTCTAATTGGTCAGCAAAATGTCCTTCCAAACTGAAACCTTTTACTTTTCCTGTTTTAACGTAATCGTTCCAAATTTCATCGTTGTCAACTTTAATACTTGCCATCCAAGTACCAACAGGAACACTTAAATTATATAATGCAGTTTTGTCTTTTGTTAAATCTTCAACAATCCAACTTTCAACAACAGTTAAACCTTCAATAGCTTTTTGATGTTCTAATGTAGAATTGCCTTGTTTACCTTTCTTTAAAAACAACTGCGATGCTTTTACCACAGTTTCTTTTGAAAAATATATATAGTATTCATCTTCACCATTTCTTCGGTAAATTGGCTTTTCAGGAATTAAAACTGCACCCATTAAGATACGTTTTTCTTTACTTACTTCAGCAAGTTTAACTTCTTCAGATTTCAATGCAATAAAGTCAGATTCAATAGCAGGTGATTCAACCACACTAATGGCATCTACACCTTGCATTTCTTCTTTATCGTCTATAATAAGTTCAATTAAATTCATTATGTTTTTATTTTTAAAATTAATTATTTGTTAAATTGTTAACCCATACTTGCATTTTGTACGATTGACCTATCGAGAGCTTGTTGAGTGGTAACCTGATTAGCAACTACATAAGTTTGTATAGGTTGTTGACTACCTAATGTTTGTGCAATTTGATTTACACCACTATTACCTACAACGTTGAAATTTGGTGCAGCAGGAGTACCACCTCCACTTGCAGCAGACATTGAAGGAGTAGCACCAACACCGCCACCACCACCACCGGGAACTTTAACCGCAGTAATTGCTTTAACAGATTTAAAACCTGTTGCCAAAATACTTGCAACGTTTACTGCTTTTGCAACGTAATCATAAGGTGAAGGTAATGTTGATTTTTGTTTCAACGCTTCAGAAACTCCAACATAAGTATTAATTAAGGCAGTTGCAATACCTAATGCTTTACCCGCTGCGGTTTGTTTACCAACTAAAGAAGCTAAATTGTTTACATTTGCAGTTTCGTTTGCTTGTGCCATTTTTTGTTCAAACTCCAATCTGCCTATTTCAATTCTTGCTTTAGAATATTGGTCTTCAATAGCGTTTCGTTGTTCTTCAGATAATGCTTTGTCCTCTAATAATAAACGTTCTTGTTCTATTAACGCATTTCTTCTTGTTTCAAAACTTAACGCTTCATTGTCAATTAATAGTTGTTGGTTTTCTATTGCTTTATTTCTTCTATATTCAGCAAGTGAATCTTCTGAAGTTTTTATTTGTTGGTTTATTTCTTGCTGTTTTAATAAGAACTCACTTTCAGCGTCTACTCTTGCTTGTGTGCCTTCTTTGTATAATTCCCTATCATCTTTTAACTTGTTTTTAGCAGCAGTTAATTCATCAAGTAATGCTTGTTTTGTAGCTAATAATTTTTGTTCTTCATCTTTAATTCTCTCTGCATTGAATTTCTTTTCATTAATTGCTAATTCAGTTTCAGTAGCTTGTTTTGTTTTTGTTAATTCTATTGCTTCTTTTGCTAAAGAATTTCTATTTGAATCTTGTTCAGAACGTAAACCTTGAACTTGCGAAAGTACTCCTTCTGCGTTTGCCAATGCATTTGTAACTGCAGCTTGATTTTCAATGCTTTTGTTTTGTTGATATGTAGATTTAGCAGCTGCAACTTGAGCATTTGCTTGTGCCAACATTGCAGTTTCTTGTTTGTCTAAAACTTTCAACAAATCATCGTTAGCTTTTTGTCTTTCTTCTATTGTATTAAATTCGTTATCTCTAACTTTTCTTAATTTTTCAGCTTGTCTATCATAAATTTCAACTAAACGTGCTTGTTCAGCTTCTGCTAATTTTGCAGTGTTTTGTAATTGCACATTTGCTTTAGCTTGTTCAAAAGCACCCGCAACTGATATTTTAGAAATACCATCAACACTACCTTGAACAACTGCTCCTACTTCCGTTACTGCTTTACCAATGTTATTAGCAACTTGTTTACCCGCTGAAATTGCATCTGTACCTACTTCTTTTAAACTTGCTTTAGTTTCGTTTATACGTTCAGTAAGTTTTTTAATTGTTTTTGGGTCATCATCACCAAATATAGATTCTTCCCAAGCTAAACGTACTTCATCAATAGTTAATTTAATTCCGTAGAAAGCTGCTTTTAATGGCGTTAAAGATAATGTAAGTAAACCACCTATTGTTTTCTTTAAACCTTCAAACCCATTTGTAGCATTACCTACCTTTTCAACCATTGAAACAATTACGTTTGTAACCTGTGAAAATACATTTG